GATCTTTACAATAAGCTTCAAAAGCCTGAAGTTGTTCAACCATCGGTAGAAAAAACTGACGAGGTTCCTTTCTGATAACTGTACCTGAGAACCTATTGACAAGGTTCTCAGGTTTTGTTATTATTTGTCCTAGAGCACTGCTCTTTTTAACTTAACTATGGAGATAATTTGATGACTAAAATGTCTGCTAAACAAAAAATGCTAAATGCCCTTACTAAAGCTGAAGGGTTTAATACTTTTACTGTAGCTTCTGCTCGTAATCGTTTTGGTGTTACGAACGTTTCAGCCCGTATTCACGAACTTCGTGAAGAAGGATATCCTATCTATACCAACCGCAAAACTCTTGCTGATGGTCGTAAGATTTCCTTCTATCGTATGGGCAAGCCTAGCAAAGAAGTTGTTGCTGCTGGTTACCGTTCTCTTCGTGAGAAGAATGTTCGCACATTCGCCTAATACCTAACTAATCCTTGATAAGGAGGCGATATATAATAGTATCGCTTCCTTATTTTTTATGGTGAATTATGGAAATTAAAGTAAAAATTGATGACTTGAAAAAAAGCAAACTGTTTATTGCAACACCCATGTATGGTGGCATGGCTCATGGCATGTATGTGAAGTCTTGTCTTGATCTTCAAGGTATTATGTCAAAGTATGGAGTCGAAACAAGATTTTCATTTCTGTTCAACGAATCTTTGATCACCAGAGCTAGAAATTATCTAACAGATGAATTTCTCCGTTCAGATTGTACCCATCTATTGTTTATCGATTCTGATATTCATTACAATCCTCAAGATGTAATTGCTCTTCTAGCACTAGATAAGGACGTGATTGGTGGTCCATATCCGAAAAAATCAATCAACTGGGCTAATATTGCTGAAGCTGCAAGAAAACATCCAGATATGAACCCAGGTGAATTAGAAAATCTTGTTGGCGATTATGTATTCAATGTGGTAAAAGGAACTCAACAATTCACTGTCACTGATCCTCTAGAAGTTCTAGAGATTGGTACTGGATTCATGTTGATCAAGCGGCATGTATTCGAACAGATGGAGAAAGCTTATCCACAACTTCGATACAAACCAGATCACGTTGGGCAGGCACACTTCGATGGCTCACGATATATTCATGCATACTTTGACACTATCATCGACACTAAAGAGAGTGCAACAGGTGGTGGTTCTGACCGTTATCTTTCTGAAGACTATATGTTTTGTCAATTGTGGAGAAAGATCGGAGGTCAAATCTATTTGTGCCCTTGGATGAGAACTCAGCATATTGGAACATATCCTTTCACTGGCAATATGCCTAAGATTGCTGAACTTACTGGGAGACTATGATGAAAGATGATCAATATGAACTTTTTGAGTCTACTAATGTCATGGATGAAGTTGCTCGTTCACAAGTAGCCACTGAAGGTGGTAGAAAGTTTGATGGTAGTAAATTGGAATATGGGCTTCTTCCTCCTCTTGCACTCAAAGCTACCGTTGATGTATTGACATTTGGTGCTCAAAAGTATGAGCGTGACAATTGGAAATTGGTGCCAGATTCTAAGCGTAGGTATTTTGATGCACTACAACGACATTTGTGGGCATGGAAAGAAAATGAGAAACTAGACCCCGAATCTGGTAAACATCACCTAGCACACGCTATGTGTTGCTTGATGTTTTTGTATGAACATGATATACTGTATTCTGTTGATAAATGATGAGGTTATATAATGAAACTTTCTAAAGAAACTCTTTCTGTTCTGAAAAATTTTGCATCGATTAATGATGGTATTGTTTTTCGTTCAGGAAATATTTTGAGAACTTGCGATACTCAAAAGCAAATCATGGCTGAAACAAAAATCAGCGAAACGATTCCTTCAAACTTTGCAATTTACGATTTGAATCGTTTTCTTTCCGTGTTGTCTCTACATGATGACAATACAGAAATTGAACTGGATGATAATAACAAGGCTGCAAATCTCAAGAGCGGAAAAAAGCGTACCAGTTACAAGCTTTGCTCTATTGAGATGATCAAGAATGCACCAGATAAAACTATTTCTATGCCTTCTGTTGATGTATCTTTCACCTTGTCATCAGACGATCTTGACACTGTTTTGAAGTCGGCTTCCGTATTGGGTAGCCCACATATTGCTATCAAATCTGATGGAACAAAAATTGTTGTTGCTCAACTTGACAGCAAAAATTCATCAGCACATTCAAGTGAAATCGAAATCGCTGATGGTGATGGCAAAAAATACAATATGCTTTTTAAGACAGAAAATCTTCGGATGATTCCTGGGTCTTATCAAGTATCAATTTCTTTCCGTGGTATTGCAAGCTTCAAACATACTGAAAAGGACATTCAGTATTGGGTAGCAACTGACATTGGTTCGACAAACGAATAATTTTGTGACTTTTTATATTATGAGGTATCATGGAACATATACTTTGGACGGAGAAGTATCGCCCACAGACCGTTAATGATTGTATTCTTCCCGAAAGGCTGAAAAAGCCTTTCGAGGAGTATGTAAAAAGTGGAACGATTCCACATTTGCTTTTGAGCGGTGGTGCAGGTGTCGGTAAGACAACCATTGCTAAAGCTATGTGTAATGAAATCAATGCTGATTACATCATCATTAACGGTTCTGATGAGTCTGGTATCGATGTATTTCGTACCAAGATTAAAAACTTTGCTTCGACCATTTCTTTCACGGGTGGTCGCAAAGTCATCATCATCGATGAAGCAGATTATCTAAATCCCAATTCGACACAGCCAGCACTTCGTAATGCTATGGAAGAGTTTGCTGAGAATTGCTCCTTCATCTTCACTTGCAATTTCAAGAACCGAATCATCGATCCTCTACATTCGAGGTGCTCTGTTGTAGACTTTACTCTTCGCAATGAAGAGAAGGTTCAGATGGCAGGGCTTTTCTTCAAACGAATTCACAATATTCTCAAAGAAGAAAATGTAGATTTTGATAGCAAAGTTATTGCTGAAGTTGTCAAGAAACATTTTCCAGATTTTCGTAGAACCATCAATGAACTTCAAAGATATTCTAAGTTCGGAAAGATCGACTCTGGAATTCTTGCACAGATTGGTGATGTATCAATTCAAGAGGTCATCAAATATCTGAAAGAGAAAGATTTTGGTGCGCTGAGAAAATGGGTAGCAGCGAATGATGTTGACCCGGCAACACTATTTCGTAAGCTTTATGATAACTTGTATGAATTTCTACAACCTCAAAGTATTCCTCAAGCGGTGATTCTTCTTGCAGACTATCAGTACAAACAAGCTTTTGTTGCTGATGCTGAGATTAATACTGTAGCTTGTTTGACGGAACTGATGGTGAGTGTGGAGTTTAAATGATGAAAAATAACAAGCGGTCATGGTCCGATAATGCAAATGAATTAGGTCTTCTTGGTGAAAAAATTGTCATGAATATGATCAATCGAAACACTCCTGGGCTTATTATTGAACAATCGATAAACAAGTTCGATAGTGAAAAAGATATGATTGTTGATGGCAAAAAAGTTGAAGTTAAAACACAAACCCCATTTGTGTTTAAGAATTGTTTTTCTTTCAGACCTAATCAACTGTACAAATGCAGGAAAGTTGATGTTATGTATATTGTTTCTGTCCCTCATTTGAGATTTAAGCATTTCTCTGATGGATATGTTTATAAAGTTGACCCGAAAAAATATACAACAATTGAATACACTACTAAAAATGGTCTTCGAATGGTTGGTATCCCCATCAAACAAGATGCATTAGTTCCTGTTTATAAAATGACAACTGAAGAAATTCAAGAACTACAGAAATATAGCAATACGGATTATTGATAATGGCTGACTTGTTTAAAGATATCATTTATAGCATTCTGCAAACTAAAAAAGATGTCCTCGATAATGAAGCTGACTATGTTCCATATGTGGTAAATAAAGCACTATCTTACCATAAAGATTGTGTTCTGTTTGCAAATGAGATGAACCGTAGACATTTTTTAGATAAAAAAATGCAGAATGATTTTTTACTAAATACCGTCAGGGCAAGAAAGCGCCCTTTCAATAAGTGGGTTAAGGCTGAAAAAAGTGAAGACATAGCATGTATCAAGGCTTATTACGGCCTATCAACATCTAAAGC